CTATACTCGATCTATTCATGATATAGAAAATGCAATTAAAAAACATATGAAAAATAAAACTTGCGCCACTTATTATGGAGATACTAAATCGGAAGATAGACAGGAAATAGTAATTCAATTCCAAGCTGGTGAAATAGATTACTTTATAGGACAACCTAGAACAGGTGGTTATGGATTAACTTTAACTAATGCCACTACTGTTATTTATTATGCGAATAGTTATGATTTAGAAGTAAGACTACAATCGGAAGATCGACCCCATAGAATTGGTCAGACTAATAAAGTTACTTATATTGACTTCGTAACTCCTAAGACTATTGATGAAAAAATATTTGAAGCGTTAAGAAATAAAAAATCTTTAGCAGATAGTATTACAGGTGATAATTGGAAAGAGTGGATTTAAACTGTGATATCAGGATCATTTATAACATATAAGATACTCATAGACGCAGACACATTAAAACTTACAGAAGCTGAACTAGATACAGCTCTAAACTCTATATCTGTTTTCTCGGTTAATTTAATTGGAAAACTATACATCTGTAGATGATTTCCGTCTGTTAGTACAATTACTTCTTGTGTATTGAATACTCCACCGTGTGGTCTTGCTACTAACAAAGTTTTTAAAACAGCAGGAGTATTTGAACTATTCCCTGTTGAGATGTTTGTTTGATGAATATAAGCAGTGTAGTTAGCTGGTACAGTCCAAAAAGCTTGAAGCGTTTGATTAGTTCCGTCTCCATTAATTGTAGTGTAAATATTTGCAGGTACACCTGTTGTTACTGTTCCTGTTCCTACATAAATAATTCCTGCGTTTGCCCCGCCACTTCCTGCGGTTAAAACTATTGCTCTGTTTACTCGTAGAAATGAATTAGTAGTCGTAACAGCCGTTTGACCATTCATAGTTATTGTTTCAGAAATTTCATTATAATCTCCGTCTAATCCAGAAATTAAAACTGTTCTTGCACCTGTTCCTGCTGACGTATCATTTACATCTGAACTTGATACTGTCATAGTAGATGCACTTGGTGGGTAAGAATAAAGTCCTCCTTGTGCCCAAATAGTTTCTACACTATCTCCAACAACTGCATTTTGTCCAAACTTATAAACATGTTTATGATAAGCGATTTGTCCCTGAGCCACTTGAAGTTCAAATGGCTCAGTATTACCAAGTTTACTTATTGAAGTAACTTGTCTAGTCATTAGGTGTAAAACACATTCACTGTGCAGTTGACTGTAGTTACATTGAGGTTAGATGTAAATAACACACCTTGTTCAGGTATGCTCATTGATACATCTGAAGTGCCTCCTGTTACTGCTACATTAAATTTAGCAGATCCACCATCATTAAAGGTGACAGTTCCATTACTGGCACCAGGACCAATGATAAAACCTTTTAGTCTTGATCTACCTGCGAACACAGTTGTTGTTGCGTTAGCGGCAGCCCCTTTAACTTGAATATCACTATCGAAGGCCATTGTTTACCTCCTATGATAAGTTGTTGTTTTGAACGTATGATACAACTATTTGTGCAGCACCCGCAGAAGAGTCTGCATTAGCGTCAATATATTTAGCTGCTAATTTTAAATCAGAAGTTCCAATATCTGTCCAATTAGTTACTAAAGCAGTTGCTCCTAAAGCAGCATCGCCTGCTGCAGAAACATCTGCACCATCAACATACAGATCAGAGTTACCAACAATACCAATATCCATTGTGTCTGCTCCTGAACCATTAAATGCAGTAGTTACTAAGATTTTAATATCTACGATTTGTGAATTTGCAGGAATGACAATACCTAATGATTTATCAGTGGTGTCAGTGTATGCGATAGAGTCTGTTTGAGACATTACAACGTAACCAGTATTGGCAACATTGGTTCCTACAGTTGTTCCTGTAGTATCTTTAATTGTTCCAGCCTTAATTGGACCAGAAAATGTAGTTGTTCCCATGTCTATTCTCCTTTTTTAAATAGTCCCCGAAGGGTCTTGGGTTAGTAATATTTAAAGGTACCATAAAAAAAGGGGGCGTTAAAGCCCCCTTTTTAGTTATTTGTGTTTAGTTATGCTTATGCAGCACCTGGTGAACCAAATACACATCTAGGATCTGAGAAACCAAATGAGTATCTCTCTCTAGCTTTGTATCTTACGTTACCAGTGTCAAAGTCACCTTCCATAGATGTTCTAATTGGTGATCTTTGGAACAACTTAAATCCATTTGGAATGTCAGTCTTGATAAAGAATGCATCTGGATCTGTTAAGTAGTGGTTTACAACATACCCCTCAGGAATCATGCCCATATTTCTTAGAGCGTTGATATCATTATCTGCTGTTGCAACTCTTAACTGTGACTGTGTTAGTCTTTCAGCTACGAATTGTAACTCAGAAGGAATGATCAACTTTCTTCCTTGAGTTGAAATTAATAAACCTCTCTCATCAGTAAATGCTGCGATATCAATCAGAGCTTGTTCCAATGAAGTTTCGTTGAGGTCAGCAGCAGTTGCTAATTCATTTGAAAGAGTTCCTGCTACAAGTGGGTGAGCAGTAGAGCAAAGTTCTACACCGTCACCACCAGCAAAGTTTGAGTCAAACGCATTGTTTAATACGTTTGCAGCTTTAACCTGCTTAGTGTTTGCCATGGAACGAGCAAGAGCTTTTGTGTATCTTGCTGAGATTCTGTCGTAAAGATTATCTTCAACAGCTTCTTCAGTGATTGCAAAACCTAGTGCAATTGTTTCATGTGTGTAACGTGCAGTGAAGGTTTCTGTCGCATTGTCATAGACAATTGATCCACCTTCTGATTTTACTCTAGCATTACCAAAACCTGATAACATTACTTCTTCTTCGAATGCACGATCAGAAGTTTCTGTTTCAAAGATTTCAGTATGCTCTGCATCATAACGTCCGTACTCCAGGCCGAATAAGGCATTCAAACCTGGCTCTAACTCTTTTACGAGTTGACTTCTAGATATAGCCATTATTTATCTCCTTATATGCCTGTTGTATCTGTTAGAGAATGTAAGTTAATTTTAACTTGGATTGCTGCATTTGCTGCAGTGTAATCTGAGTTATCAACATCAGTTGATAAACCTACAACTCTAAAGTTAGCGGCAGCACTTACTGCAAAACTGCTACCATCAATAGCAACGTTTGAGATTCCATCAATTGAGGAACCTGCACTATATGTTGCGATGTTACAGTTTGTACCGACTTGTGCTTGACCGGCGTTAGCGTCATCAACTTTAACCTCAAATATTACATTTGGGTCGTCGATGACATAAGCTTTGATGTCATCTGCTGCTATGCTTCCTGGGTAGTGATTACTCCAAGTAGGCTTTCCTGTAGTTGGATCAGTGTATTCGCAACCATTAAAAATACCAATAAGTTCAGCACCAGCAGTTGAACCGACATCAATAGCACCATTTGCGACCAATATTACTGGGTCGCCTTGATATATTGCGGATGCCTCGTTATTGCCGATTTTGTACTCATTCTGGCCTTGACCATTGTAAGCAGCACCGAGCATTTTAACGGGTCTAAATCCGTAATATCCAGCTTGATTTGCCATAGTTCATCTCCTTTATATTTATGTGCTCTTTTAGTTGTCCTTTTTAGAACCTCCAAAAGTAACACGACTTTGCCTATCACTATTGATAGGCATGCTAGGATGTTGTTCTCTTAGCGGATCATCTTCCCAAGCTTGAGTCTGTTGATCAGTCTTTCGCCTGTAGTGAGCATTACGCTCTGCGACTGTTTCCGCTGGAATTCTTGCCAATAGCAAGTCACCCACGCTGATGACACCCTCATAAGATTTGATGTTTCCGTTGTAAGCAGAGTAAAGACCTGCGGTATACTCATCAGCTCTGACGAGTTCCCAGCCTTCTCTGAGACGAGCAGTAATATTTTTTGTATCATCTGCTCCATTAACACGATGACGGAGCCATCTTTGCTTATATCCATCAGGACATGGCGGTGCGTCTAACTGAGACGGTGGAGTCCAAGGCTTTCTACGAGCCTCTTTTTCCCTTGTTTGTGCACTTCTTGGTGTTTTATTATCTGTCATTTTGTACCTCCTTAAACGTACTTAGCATATTCGCTCAAAGGGACTCCAAGCTTATTTGCTATTTTTACTTGACTAGGAGTCAACCTAACAGATTTGCGTCCACTGGTTGCAGAC